AATGCGATGCGATTTAATCGCAAATATTTTGAGTTCGGCCGCTATGCCGGAATAATTAAATCTGTACAGAGTCTTTAACATGAAACAGCAACGTAATTCACGCTTTCGTAATGGTGCTGAACGTCACGCTAACCGTTTCGCTACCAGTGCATCACGTAGTAACTCCCGCTACAGCCTGAGCGAGACACACGCAACACCGGGCGGTCATGCTGTAAAACAGACTGGTCAACACACCTGGCTGATTGAGCAGGCCGGACTCGTGATCCACAGATGCCACCGCAATCCGTTTACCGGAAACCGCATTTTTGCACTGAGCAGCGGCGACAATCAGTTCGGACAGGATTTCACACTGCACGAAGCCTTGCGAACTGCCGACCGCTTAATCGAGGGGCGCAGCTTTCAGCATACCGACTACTAAGGCAAAAGGAGTCTTAATAAGACAGAAGAGGCAGCAAGATGAAAAGAGCCTATAAAGAACTCATTAACCACGCGCTTCAGAATTACCATTACGGACTTACAAGCCGTGGCACTAACGGTGACGCTGTTTCACTTGCAGCACTGACTACAGCAATCAAGGGCCTGACCTGTTGCGCCTTTGGTTCCGGAGATAATGAAGCTCTGACGGAATTACAGGCCATTAATAAAGACCTGTCTGAAGGAAACGTAATAACCCCCTTTGTAATTCAGGAGGAAGCATGAGCGTATTTATGTCATGGTTAATTCTTATCCTTGCCATTATTTGCGCTGTGGGGATTATGCGGGTAATTAACAGCATTAACACCATTGAATCGTTATTTACTGGCGATAAGCGCCGTAAATAAACAGGCGTTTAACACCAGAAACAACCAGAAACATCCGCTCACGCGGAGGGGTTGACCCGCTCAAAAAGGAGAAATCAGGAATGCTTAATAATAAAAAAAACCGAATCATTGATAACAGTGAACAGGTCAACAAAATAATCGAAGGCACAAACAAATTAATTAAGAAAAAAACAAACTAAGCCGTGAATTAATGGAACATCCGGAAGAAATATTATTAGCCATGATGCACCAGACAGAAGCGATAGCCATCGCCCTTGCCGTGCAGGCGCTTTCTGAGTTCCGGGAAGAAAACATCAGGCTGGCTCAGGAGCTGAAAAACCTCAGACGTCAGCTTCAGAGCACTGAGGCTGGCACGTCATCACGAATGCACTGAGGGCCACACCATGACTGCAATTCTGAGAAGACGCAATAAAACGCTTTTTACCGATACATCCGGGATGGAATACGAAGTGGAAAGCAGTGTCATAGCCACCACCACCCGATGCCCGGCAGGTGACGAACTGATTTACGTCCACCTGACGGACGGGTCACAGATAACCGTCCTGACAGAGTCATGGCGCGAACTCGAGATAATAAGCGAGGTAAGAACATGAGCAGCAAACACGATACCAACGCACGCAGACCAGGCAAAGAGGCGCGTCACCATATCGCCGTAATGCGCAACCTGCTTATGAGTGAAATCGACGATTTTGTGGCAGGCCTGGGGCAACCGGGCGAACCAGCAACACCAGGCCAGATACACAGGGAATTACGCCGCCGCGTGGAAAACGTCGTGGATTACGTCATAAACCCGAACGACTGACGGGAACATGGCGAGCGTCAGATGACACACGCAGGGCACTTATCGGGACAAACCGATCGTAATCGCAGCCATCATCTTTTCAGCGAAAGAGAGAGATTCACGATGACTGATATTCAGAGACATACAGGCTTTGTTGTACGCCACATTTTCCATGCATTCCAGGACAGGAGAGTCATGCATCTCAAGCTCTGGAAGGCGTGCCAGCAGAGCTTCCGTACTGAGGAGGGCGCTTTTGGTAATCAACTCATTGTAGCGATGGGCATGCTCACTCGCCGCCTGCGCACGTTGCCCGAAACGACATATGAAATTACAGGCTCCGAGAACCACCACCACTGCCCCCAGCACCCAGCCGAAATGCCAGCCGGCTACGATGAACGCACCCGCCGCAAGGATCAAAATGTTGATGATCGCATCAAGGCGACGATTGAACACCGCCGCGATGCGCTCCAGCCAGTAGCTGTACCAGAGACGGAACATGACCTCATCCCGTTCTCTCGATTTTTTACGTTGGTTGTTTTGCATGGTGTTTTATCCCTCATCGTCATCGCTCTGCCCCTAATCAGCGCAGAGTGCAGGGTAACCTGGCTCGTGGAATTTTTGCAGCCAGACATCTTTACCCCCGGGCGTGTTGAACAAAGTGTCCGCCAGATCCACTGAACGGCGGATTCATCAATGCTAACACGCCCTTCTTTTCCGGTTGAAGGCGAAAAAACCGGACCATTACCCCGACACAAAACAGAACAACGGAGAACAACTATGCCCGCACTTAAACCTATGGGTGTATCAGGTGTACCACCGAAGCATGTCAGAGCCTGGACACAACAGGAAGATGCTCTACTGGTCGGTTTATACCCCTCCCACACCGTACCAGAACTGACAAAACACTTTCAGAGAACCGGGCCAGCAATACGAAGCCGCATCCGTCTTTTGCTCTCTCAGGGGGTTATCCACACCAAACAACCCCCCCTGAATACAAAAGAACTCAACACGCTCATCAGGAATCGCCACACAAAAACCATCCGGGAACTCGCGAATGAACTGGGGCGCTCGACATCCACGGTGGGACTGAACCTGAGAAAAAGAGGGTACCGGTTCAGGAAATACGGGGAACTCCACCACAGAGCCAGATACAGCGATCACCTGGTGGAGTTGGTAACTGAACTGCGCGATGAACAGGGGATGACATTCAGCGAAATCAGAAAGTACATCCGGGACACGACCGGGATATCCCTTAAAAGATGGGTCCTCGCCCGGCTTTACGCACGATATACCGCCGCTGACACCGTGCTTTGCGAACTGCTACCGGACTGAGTAACCACTATGCACACACAAAAAAACCGCTTGCCATGCCGCAATCAGTCAGGTTACATTTCCGCTGCACCTCATAAAACGGGTGCCGGGATTGCAACCCCCGCTGACAAACGAAGCGCACAACCGCGCCAGCGGTTTTTTTGTGCGTACCGTATCGCCACGTCTTTTTCGCACCAGAATTATGGTGGGGCGTACGGGGCCGACTTCGGTCGGGCCGGTTTCTTCGTTTGCCGGTGGTTGCAACCCTGTACGTCTCGCCACCCAGAATTGCAACCTCTGGATGGTGAGTATCCAAAAAACTCACAAACGAAGAGGCCAAACACCATGGCAAACCGCAAACAACAGCGCGCATACGCTGCGCGTCGTCACATCCAGACTGAAATCAACCGCAGACTTTCCCGCGCATTCCGCGTCGCGCATATCATGCACATCAATATGCTGCATGAGCGCAGCCACGCACTGTCAAACATGTATTCCGCCGCTGTATTCAGCTACCTGGCGGATGACCTGCGCAAGCTGCAGGACCTCATTAACCAGCACTACCACCACTAATCAACATCCCGGAGCCATCCCGCCCCCGTACGCGGGAGGCTTCCGCACGTCCGTTTCCGGAGGTTCTCATGAAGAGCGTTAAGGGACTTTCAGATATTCAGGATTTTTTTAACTGGATGTGGGCGGTGGATCCACGCCTCGCTTCCCGTCTCAATGACCTGCATGACTATTACCGCCGCGCCTGTAAACAGGCCGCCAGCAGCGCCACCACATACGGGAATTTTTCCTTCACCGTTGATGACCGTTACCGCGTGGATGTCAGAGACCAGAACCACAGCATGGTGCTGGGCCTGTTCCACATCAACGGGTGCGACAGCAGCGTTATCAGCTGGTCATCGTCAGAAATGGTGCTCGTTCTGGAAATGACCACCCACAGCGTGGTCGTGAAAGGGATTAAAACAGCAGAAGACTTTATCGCTGAATACCAGCGCCTTCTTGTGCTGTACCGGGCTGCATTTGAGAAGGCAACAGCAGGGGAGTAAGCGGAATGAGCCATCACCACACGCACCTGGCGTACCCGTGGAACGCCCCGCTGCCGGTTATTGATCCTGAGACATTCGGCAGAGCATTACCGCAGAAGCCAACCGCATTACAACGGGCAATCCGTGACTACCTCACCGAAGACATTCGCACTGAGGCCCGGCTGGATGAAGAAACCGTGGCCTTCCTGACAACCACGGACAAAGGTAAGCAAATTAATTCACACCTTCACCGGGACGAAGAGCGGCAGATAAGGCTGGATAAGCTGGCACGACACAGACGCGAAAATCCGCCAACGGCGGTATCGGAGGCGATAGCCGAACTTCGCACCCTGCCCTCGTTTCTTGCCAGTGTGTTGATCCGTGATCTGGCACGACTGAACCGGAAACAGCAAAGTGCCCGCAGTGAAGGTGTAAAAAACAACAGCGCATACGTGGCCGATAATTTCGTTCGCCGTGGACTGCGTGCGCGCCTGAAACGTATTGAAAGGGTTAACGACCGCTTTGCAACGCCGGCATTCAAAACCACCGTCGTGCGCCATCGCCTTGAAGAACTGCTCACACTGCCGCAACTCACCCGTGACGAAATCCAGCGCATCGCCACACTGACAGCCCAGGCATTCGCCGCAGAATTTGAACGCATATGTGATGAAGTTCTTGAACGGACAGGCAAGGATAATGACAGCCCGGTTATCTGGCTGCTGGCCTACCAGAAGGTGGCACGCACAGCCTTAATTCTGGGCGTGGTCCCGCCATACTGGCCGGAACTCGAAATCAGGCACAACCGACGCACACCGCCGGACCCTGAACGGGTTCCGGGTGCGGTACTGCGCATCACCTGCGCGACCTGGTGGAACAACCAGTTACGCCACGTCGCCGATCTCTGGCGGGAGGAGTTACTGCGCGCCGCCGGCAGAGTGTCACGTAAACAATCCCCCTATATCAGCCATGAGTCACTACTGGAGTTCCGCGAGAAGCGCCAGCGCACCCGTGACTTTCTCAAAAGCTGGGATATTGAAAACGAAGACGGCGAGCGCCTGAGTCTGGAGGACGTGTACTGGGCTGGCCTGGGTAATCCACGCAACCGCCGCAATGAAATGATGGTCTGCGTCAGAGGGATGGAGATGGTGGCCGAATTACGGGCTGACGTCGCATTCTTCATCACAGTAACCACCCCTTCCCGCTTTCACAGCGTGAACGAGAACGGCAGCCTGAACCCGAAATACAACGGTGCCACAGTACGAGATGCCAGTGATTATCTGGTTTACGACTTCTTCGCAGCCGTAAGAAAAAAAATAAAAAAAGAGGGGCTGGGCTGGTACGGCGTGCGAACCGCTGAGCCACACCATGACGGCACGCCACACTGGCATATGCTGGTATTCACTTCCCCGGAGAACGCAGAGCGCATCATCGAAATTATGCGCGAAGCAGCAATTAAATCAGATCGCCACGAACTGGGGGACGATATTTCACCGCGCTTTAAATGCGAGAAGATAGACCCGGAAAAAGGCACACCGGCAAGCTATATCGCAACCTATATCGGTAAGAACCTGGACGCCAGCGCTTTCCACAACAATGATCCGAAAACCGGAAAACCTTACGTTGATGAGGAATCCGGGAAAACCATGGCGGAAACCGTGGAGAACGCCATTGCCTGGGCAAGCCTTCACCGCATCCGTCAGTTCCAGTTTTTCGGCATTCCGCCCCGCCAGGTATGGCGTGAACTCCGCCGCCTTGCAAGCCAGATGGAGCGCAACCCGGCATCACCGAAGCACCTCGATCATGACGATATTGACGCCATTATGGCTGCCGCAGATGTGGGATGTTTTGCCACCTACATCATGAAACAGGGTGGTGTGCTCATTCCGCGCAACCAGTATCTGGTCCGCACCGCATACGAAACCGCAGACGAAGCCAACGACTACGGTGAATTCCCTCAACGTATCTACGGAATCTGCGCCCCGTCGCTCGGAGAGCGGTACACCATATGCACCCATCCGGACGAGTGGAAACTGGTTAAAAAAGAAACAACACCAGACAACCGCACGGGCGAGGGTTTTGACCTTCAGGGCGACCCCGTCGCCCCTTGGACTCGTGGCAATAACTGTCCCCGGGATGAAAAAACAGACAATCACGGACCAGAAAACAGGCAGGACCCCGGACGACTGACGCTTCCCGAAGAGAACCTGGAAAGCTGGCTGAATACGTTAAGCAGGGGCGATCGGAGAAAACTGCGTAATCAGATTAAAAATCAGCCGTCGGGCGCAAAAACCGGACAAAACGACACCACACCGGCATCTGACACCCCTGTAAGGGTGGGGATTGTCGTGCCTGCGGATACCGCGACGGACACGCAAATCGCCCGCGAACTTGATGCGCTGGGTGTGCAGTTGCCTGACGCGGCCATCATCTCCGTGCGTAACGGTGCCCGTGTGCGTCTGGATAACGGGGGAACAGCGTACTGGGATGAGTCAGCCCGTCACATCATCACAGAGCAGCCAGTGGAGGCGGGAGCATGACGCGATTTTGCTGCACCATGCAGCGCCCACAGTTTGAGGCCATCATGCGCCAGCGTATGCCGGTGCTGACACTGTTCAGGCCTGCCACAAGGCCACAACCGGGCGACGAGCTGGAAATCACGATAGTCAGCCCCGATCGCACCACGGAGACCACCATCGCCGACATACTCAACAGGCGGCCGGGCAGCGAGAGCCATAGCTGGACTGTCGTCATTCGTCCGCGCCGTTCGCCGGAGGAACCGGAGCCGTGCACGCCTGCCGGGAAAATCATGCAGAGATATCACGAAGAGCGGACACGCAGGCACAACGGCGGACTGGCCAGAACACTGAACACAGTCAATCACAAGGCCGCGCTGGCGCGAATGGTCTTTTCACCACAACGCAATTCATTCGCCAGACCAGCACAGAACGGGAGGAAACAACAGTGAGCAGAATATTACTTTTTCTGCTGTTTTTCGCGCCATTCGCACAATCAGCCACGCCGAACTGCGTAGCGAAAAAGAGCAACACCGTTGTCATTGTCCAGTGTGATGACGGCACGGTAACAATCACCGACTCGAGCAAAGGAAGCGTCATTGTCTGCCGTAAAGAGAAACCCTGTCAGCGAACCGAACTTTGAAGGAAAAATATATGAACAGGAAACAGAAGCAGGAACTGAAAGGCTTCTTACGTAAAGAAATTGCCAGGCTGGAAGATGTGGAATCTCAGTCATCAGATATTCCATTCGGAATGGATATCAACGACGCCTGTATGCTCCAGGTATACCGCATAGCTCAGGCTGCACTACAGGCAAAACCGTCAGATGGACTGGTTAGAGCAGTACGTTTCTATGAACTGGTAAAGCGTGAGAATCCGCCAGTCGAAACCGGAGCATGGCAAGACGCTGTTGACTGGGTGCTCAAAGAGGCTTGTCAGGTTGTAAACACTGGCATCAAAGGAGACTGATATGGCTATTGCCGCAAGTTACACCATGCATCTCTATTGTGATTGTCGCCAGTGTACAAATGGTAAATATCAAACGCCAGACTTCGGTGAATATATCGGTACGTCATGGACTGGCTGTGCAAAAGAGGCGCGTAAGGATGGCTGGCGAATAAGCAAAGACAAAACTCGTGCTTTTGCGCCCGGGCATAAAGTTTTGAGGATTAACAAATGACCACTATAACCAAAGAGCGACTACTGACAATCAGGCAGTGGCGCGAAACATACGGACCTGGTAGCAACGTTGTACTGCCAGCCGAAGAAGCGGAAAAACTGGCACGGATTGCTTTGGCATCGCTGGAAGCAAAACCAATAGGTGCTTTCCACATTGCAGAACAGCAGGTCGATGGCACAAGTGACTACATCAAGGATGGGGAGTACCGCTTGCTGACATCTGAAGAACAAAAGATAGCCCAACTTTTAGGCGATGCATGGAACCTGTATTTTACATTGCCAGTTGAGCATCCAATGGGTAGAGATGAATTTTGCCGGGCAATTCATCATTGCCAAAATATGGTGTTGGCACGCCCTGCCATCAGGGCGCTGGCCAGTAAGGGGCAAGGCTATAAATAGATGAGCAAAACGCCCTCCTCCAGGGCGTTTATTTCAATGCACAATAGTGCACAAATTTGCACAATTTTTTTGAACGACTTTTTGCCCTTCCGGCCCGTGTGGCGTCTGGATCCGTCGGGGATCCGTGCGTGCACGAAAAAAGGCCTTTTTCTGCGCGCAGGTGACGGGGGAACAGCCCGCGTTTCAGGGGGTAAATAGCATTCCCTGAACGATGTTGCAGCGACACAACAGAATGGCTGTATTTCTCACGCTGAGCGTAAAAAAGACGTAAAAGCTTGATTTGATGGGGGTGAAAGATAAGGCCGTCAAAAATCGCACTGAGGCAGCGAGAATATGTCGTCAGAGTTGCGGGGTTGCGTAAGCATCCGCCCGGCGATGATGGCTACAAGGTTGGAGATGTTGTGAAATTATCTGAAGGAATAACCAGCTTGCAGGAGAACCCGGGCAAAGTCAGAATAGCGGCAGGCATCAACTCAAAAGAGGATAATGTCATGAGCCACTTTAATGATTTATGCCAGATCAATCGTGAAGCTGAAGAAAAACGCGCTGAGGCAGCTCAAATTTTGCGGGATGAAGCGGCAAGGCTGATTGATTTCTATGAAGAATGGCTGGGGCTTCCATCCATGTACTGGGAAGACGATGATGGCGACCTGCACCGCTACGTGGAGACAGGCTTGCCATGTAAGACAGCGGCGGATTTTAGTCCTCTTTCAGTCCACAATATCGCATCTGCACCAGACAATATTTTCCGCATGGCCGTGCGAACCTGGGTTAAGTCATCTGACAGCAGCTACCCGGTAAGCGTGGTTATTGCACTTGAATTATATTCAGTAGATGCGGAACGGGTGTCTCTGAGAGTCCGGGTGGAAGACGATATTTCTGTTCGCGTATTTATCAATAAACCCAGCGAAGAAGCCTGGGGCGATGTTGTTATGCACATGAAAAAGCACATCGCTAATCACCTGAAAAAGCGAGCGCCATCAGCACTTCGTTAAGCAGAGCTGGAGAGTCGGGGCATAAATTTTTTATGCCCCGGCGAAGCAGCAGACAAGCGAAGCGCGTCAGGATATGGGCTGGGTGTCTAACAGTGCGTAAGGGTTAAAACGGATCACCTCTTCGCCCAGCCAGTCGTTGACGTGTTTCATTGCTTCCATGACGGGCATCAGTTCGTTAATGGCAAACACACGGGCTGCCTTCTCCACATCCCCGAATGACCCCTTCTCACCCGGCATGGCCCCCATCAGCTGCGGCGGTACACGGTGCACGGACAGCACATCATCACGCGATGCAGCCTTGACGTTCATGAACTCATCCTTTGCGGTGATTTGCTGAAACGGCAAAATCTGTACGCCATCCTTACCACCTCCCGCCGCGTGGATGAGCAGATTTTTAAACGCCCCGCCACCACGCGCGCTTTGCAGTGTTTCCCGCAGTTTTTCCATGCTTTCACGGTCAACCTGCGCCGCACCGATGTAGACAATACAGCCCGCGTGTGAGCCGTTATCGTAGTAGAGCTTGCGGAAGATATCGGCGGAATGTGACAGGCTGGCAGACAGCAGGCCGCCCAGGTAATCCGGCATCCCGTAAATCTCCTGGTTGATATCAGGATTCATCAGGTGGCATATCGTCCCCTCACGAAAGCGGTACTCTTCCTGTCCTTCCTGTATATACCACCATGATTTCATATCGCTGCCACGTCGCATGTATTTCGCCAGCGCCCGGCGCAGGGCCAGCGGTTCGCCAAGCATGTTGCGCCGCAGCTCAAGACAGGCATTACCGAACACAAACCAGTCCATCGCCACCCCGGCGAACTCCTGGCGGGACAGCAGAGGATGTGGAATATAGCAGCCCAGCAGCACATTACGTTTGAAGCTGAGCGCCGACTGGTGCCAGGACGTCTGGCGGGCAGCCCGTGCCAGTCCGTACCAGTCAACGGGCGTTTCAAACCACCGCCCGTTGTCGGCGCAGTACATGCTGTCCAGCAGGTCGGCCCCTGACAGCCGGTAAGGTCCTTCAAACGTGAAGGCACTTAGTGTCGGGTCGCTTCGCAGGGAATCCGCAAGGCTGCCCTGCGCTGCGCGGGCGTTCGTACGTCGTTGTTTATTTTTTCTGCTCATCAGAACTCCGTAACACTGAAGGGGGCGGCATCATGTTCACCGCCGACAGGTTCGTTGATAACGGCCAGCATGGTGGCCCATGCAAGATCGCCATGGCTTACGCCTCTTGCGCGATCTGTTTCGTAGGTGATAAATCCGGCCTGCGTTTTTGTTTTGCGTACCGCGTTAAAGGCGCTCACCAGTTCGCGCTCGCTGCGGTCGTACTCCCACCGCCCGGCGCGCATGAGCTGCAGCATCTTCAGAACCAGCGTGCGCTTTGATGACAGGGTGAAGGTGTAGGGAATGGCTGCCGGAAAAAAGCGCTTCACAATCTGATACACCGCATCCCCGTGACCGCCGGTTACGTCAATACCGATATGCTCAACGTTATAGCGAAAGGTGAACTCTTCAATCACCTTCGCCTGCGCCTCAAACTCCAGCCCCTGCACCCGCCGCGTCTCCACGGTGCGAAAACGCCCGCCCGGTACGGCTGGCGGCACCACCACGACAACCGCCCCGCTGTCACCGTTCCCGCTACTGCCGTTGGCGTCGTACCCAATCCACACAGGGCGGTTCCCCATCGGACGCGGTGCAAACGGCTTCCAGTCCGGCCACTCGTCGTATCCGTCAACACCGCAGCCAATCAGGATATTCAGGTTAAATGCCGATTCCCCTTCGCGAGCAAATTCACACATGTAGAGATTGCGGAACTCGTCTTCAGTGTTATTGCGCCGGATTTTGTCAATGTTGGTTAACGTCCATCCCTGACTGACCACATCTTCCAGCGTCACAATTTGCCGCCAGATATAGTCAGGACAGATAAGGCCGTTATGAAGCGCATTCCAGCTCACATCAAAATGCTGACGTTTATGAGTACGAAGCCCTTCATTCCAGTGATCGCCGTTCCAGTATGCATACGCCTCATGTGTTTCACTTGATGGCGTGGAAAAATAGGTACACCGCAAACCATCCAGCGTTGCCATAGCAGCAGCCACCTTGCGCAGCTCTGCGAAACGCCCCGTCCAGAAAAACTCATCAAAATACAGATTCCCTGTGTACGCTTGCGCGGTGGCCGCAGAAGTGCCGAGAAAATGCAGCTCTGCACCGTTGGAGAGGATGACTTTATCGCCCCCTTTCAGTTCCACATCAACTTCAGATGCAGCCTTCTGAATAATGCTTTTAAACTGGAGCGCCTGACGACGAGACGCAGACAAAAAAATCTGGTTACGCTGGTAAGGTTGTGCCACATCGTCACGCAGCGCCATCAGCAGCGCTTCCTGCGCAAAATACCAGGTCGCCCCAATCTGACGGGATTTCAGGATCATCCTGTCAGTAATTCCGGCACGCTCACAGGCACCGATAGCATCAAGCCATTTGCGCTGGTGTCCGGCCAGCCTGTCGGTAATTTTTTCCCGCAGCGCCGCGATCTGTTCCGGCGTGAAATGATTTTTGCGTTTTTTCGCCCGGCCTTTCTTTCCTGTTGCCGTCTCATCCGGCAGACCGTCATGCAGCTTTTTAAGCTGACGGGTCAGCAAATCAATTTCCTTAAAGTCCCCGCCTGTTTTATTCTGTTTTTCCGTGAGCTGAATGAGTCGCGCATCCATGGACTGCGTGACACGCTGAACCGGGGGCGTCTCATCCCACTGGTCGCGTTTTTTCCACGAATGGATCGTGTTCTGGTTGATACCCATAAGGCGGGAAATTTCCGCAACAGGGTAACCCTGCCAGTACAGCTGGCGTGCCCGCTGGCGAACAAATGTATCCTGAATCATTTCTCCCCCTCATGTGATTCAGGCAGTTTACTCACCCCTTACAGGCCTCCTGCCATGCCCGGTGTTGTCGGCATTGGCTTACAACAAACGCACTTTGTCTGTCCCTGCCCCGTTTTGCCATCATGAGACAAACGATCATCACGAGGGCCCGACAATGCCTGAACAGAAAAAAACATCCCGTAAAACATTCCGCGTGGCCGTTTCCGGTCCCACCGCAGACGGTCGCGAAATCAGTGCCGCAGATTTGCGCGCGGCGGCCAGTAACTTCAACCCTGAGATTTACGGCGCACGCGTGAACGTGGAGCACTGGCTTTCACCGGTTCCGTCCAGTGAATTTTCCGCCATGGGTGATGTGACGGCACTGAGCACAGAAGAAATCACCGAAGGTCCGCTGGTCGGTCGTACTGCGCTGTATGCGGAAATCGAACCCACCGACCGCATGAAAAATCTGGTCTCCCGGGGTAAGAAAATTTACTCCAGTATTGAGCTGGCACGAAATTTCACCCCTACGGGCACCCCGTATCTTATTGGCCTTGCCATGACAGACACCCCGGCAAGCATCGGCACGGAGCGTCTTCAGTTCGCCCTGCAGCAGCGCCGTTCGGTCATGACCTTCAATAATCAGCAGACGGAAGCACCGATGTTCTCTGACGCCATTGAGGCTGAAGTGATCGAACTGACGGAGCGCCGCAGCGAGGAAGGTGCGCAGTGGCTTAACCGCGTGATGAACATGATTGGGCGAGGACGCAGGGCTGACGACACCCGGTTCTCCCGCATTCATGACGCCGTTGAGGGGATAGCCTCATCGCATGCCGACCTTCTCGACCGCTTCAGTGCACTGGAATCGCGCCATCAGGCAGACAGACAGAAAATCGCCACCCTGTCCACTGAGCTGGCAGAGCTGAAAAACAGACTGCGCGGACTGGACGCTGATCAGCAAAGTCGTTTTACGGCAACCGGCGGGCAGTCCAGACAACTGGCTGACTACTGACAGAAATAACCACAAGAGGTGATAACCGATGAATCTGATCATGAGCGATGCCGCGCGGGCCGAGCTTTTTGCTTACCAGGCACAACAGGCAGGAGATGAATAACATCACGATATCTGCGCTCTCCTCCCGCTTTTCGGTACAACCGGCAGTGCAGCAGAGATTTGAAAACGCATCAAAGGAAAGCCATGATTTTCTTCAGAAAGTCAACAGCATTGGTGTGACAGAGCAGAAAGGTGAAAAGGTACTCCTGGACACCACCGGGCCGGTTGCGCGCACGAACAGCAGTTATGACGGCACAAATCGTCGTAACCCGCTGAATGTGGTGGACATGAAAGCGCGACGCTATGAGTGCGAGCAGGTGAACTACGACACCTTCATCTCCTACCCTCAGCTTGACATGTGGGCCGGACACCCTGACTTCCAGCTGCGTGTGAGTCGCCAGATTGCCAGACAGGTGGCACTTGATCGCATCATGACAGGTTTTAACGGTACGCACCATGCGGAAGTCTCGGATATAAAAAACACCCGCGACTTGAGGACGTCAATAAGGGGTGGCTGCAGGATATCAGGGACCAGGCCCCGCAACGCGTCATGAAAGACGTGATGCTGACTGCGCGCAATATGGACAATTCGGTGGCATACACAGGCAGATACGCCAATCCCGATGCACTGGTCCAGGATGCACGCTCATCCCTGCTTGACGAATGGCACAAGGACGCAGACGACCTCGTTGTCATCATGGGGCGAAACCTCTTTAACTCCCTGCGCCTGCCGGTCCTGAACAGTATCAGCATGCAGAATGCGAATGCCGAACTGCTTGCCGGACAGCTCATTGTGTCAACGCGGACCATTGGCGGCCTTGATGTGTACCTTGCGCCATTTTTCCCGGCTCAGTCAATACTCATCACCTCATTCAGCAACCTGTCGGTTTACTGGCAGAAGGGGTCCATGCGTCGTCTCATGAAGGATGAGCCCGAATACAACCGTATCGCCATCTATCAGTCCGTTAACGACTGCTATGTGGTTGAGGACCATGGTAAGTGCGCACTGATTGAGAATATCAGCTTTGCCGAATATGACCATGACGCGCCGGACTGGTACCGGGACGCCACAAAAGCACTGTCAGCGCAGGCTGAAGACAGGGATGCAGGGGAAGAGGAGGATTAACCATGCTGACACCGGCACAGGCTCATTTCCAGCGCGTGATGGCTTTACGGGCAGGAACGGCAGCAGAAAACGAGGATATCGTGGCCCGCACGGCTCATGAGCAGGTCCTTCACCGTCTGCGCCTGGCACAGCAACGCATAAAGGGCGTCCAGGCAAAAGCGGCAAAGGCCGCGCTCAAGCGTGAAATGCTGCCGGGTTTTGCAGGCTGGATAGACGGCACGCTGGAAGCCGACGGCGGACAGCAGGATGAGGTGATAGCCACACTCATGGTGTGGGCCGTGGACTGTGGCGACCTGGCGCTTGCACTGCGCATCGGGGATTATGTGGTTCGCCACAACCTCACGATGCCTGACAACTTCGGGCGTACGGCAGCCACGGTACTGACCGAGGAAATCTGCAACCCTGTTCTGACACAGGCCGGAACGGATGCACACGCCGATTTGTCCGGCTACATCGAACCGCTGGACACCCTCTGGCAAATTGTCGCGAACCGGGACATGCCCGATGAGGTCCGCGCCAAGCTGTGCAAGGCATGCGCCTTTGCCCGTCGTGGCCTGACCGATGCCGACAGCATGGCGGTGAGTCTGAAGCTGTTCCGTGAGGCAATGCACCTTAACCCGAATGCGGGGGTAAAACGTGAGATTGCCACGCTTTCACGGGCCCTGAAAAAGGCCGGACAGGATGAAGCCGCTGCCGCACAGGAGCCTGCGGCACAGAAAGATACAACCAGAGAACAGACCACGACGCCGAAGGCGAAAGCCAAGGCGAAACGTGGTTAACGGCTGACCCCGTCAGAAGGCGGCGTGCCGGGCGTTCCGGTTACGGTTTTCCGTTCCCCTTACACCCGGCACCCACCGCTTTTTTTTCTGAAGGAGCGATTTATGAGCATGGTCGCAAGACCGGAAGCCGCCCCTGCGCGGGACGACATCCCCGACACCGACGACGGCGACGCCACCATCACCGCCGGGGCATTCTGGCCGGAGATTGTGCTGCGGGAGCTGCGCCTTGCAGTACGCCTGCCGGGCCGCATCACTTCCACACGTCTGGCGCACGTTGCCACGGGAGCCGTGGCTCACGTCACGCGGGAGCTGGAAGAGTGGCAGAAGGCGCAGTCTGCCGCAGGGTTCAGCATCCTCGCAGAAGTGCCTGCCGCCACCATCAACGGTGAGAGCGTCAACGTATGGCATTACCGCAACGCCGTCTACAGCGCCACCCGCGCCCTGATTCTGGAACGCTGGCGGGATGTGGACACCACTGATAAAGGGAACCGCCGGGCTGACGCACTGGATGAGCAGATGGAAGACTTATGGCGCGATGTGCGCTGGTCCGTGGCAGATATTCTGGGTCGCCCCCGTCTTTTTGCGGAGCTGGTGTGATGAAAGTGAGGGCACTCCAGGGGGATACCGTCGATTTACTCTGTTTCCGGCACTACGGCACCACGCAGGGGGTGACCGCACAGGTACTTGATGCCAATCCCGGGCTCTGCCGCCAGGTAATTCTGGAAGCGGGACAGGAGGTGGAGATGCCGGAGCCGGAAAAGAAACAGCAACGCGAAAAGGTAAAGCTATGGTGACGGGATTTTTTCAGCGCGTCAGTGACTGGATCACCTTCTGGGCGTCAGTGACGGCAACAACCATTGGTGTTATGACCATCAGCGAAAAAATTGCGCTGGCCGGGCTGCTTCTGGGGTCACTTTCCGCCATCCATGCCTGGTGCCACCGCAGGCGTACGGAGCAGGCAATGAAGCGCCGCAATGACCTTATCGCCCGCATCCTGGCACGTTCAGAAAACCGCGAGCTTCACGACGGTGAGAGACGGGCACTGGACAGCGTGAGACAGGACGGAGAAGAGCGGTGAAACTGCCGGTAAAACGTTATGCGGTGGCGGCCATTGTGGCGCTGGGCGTCTCCATGGCACCCGGTGAACTGAGAACCTCACGGGAAGCACAGATAAAAATCGCCACCCGGGAAGAGTGCCGGGCGACACCGTACCGTGATATTGCAGGAGTAATGACCGTGGGATGTGGTTCAACAGGGGGCGTGGAGAACCGGGTTTACGGAGAAAAGGAGGTGGCCCGCCGCTGGGTGAATGACCTGCGGCACGCGGAAAACTGTATCAACCAGAACTTCAGCGGTGCCGCCATGCCCCAGTCCGCCTTTGAGGCGATGACCGACGCGGCGTTCAACGTCGGCTGTACCGGCCTGATGTGGTACCGGGACAGGAGCGGCAACCGGCAGCGCACCACCATCTGGAAGCACGCACAGGCGCACCGCTGGGTGGCGATGTGCGGGAGACTGACCGATTTTGTCAACAGTGGCGGACGCCGCTCACAGGGGCTGGTTAACCGCCGGGAGGAGTTCAGACAGTGGTGTCTTAGCGACACGGGAGGCAGCACATGAGACCGGTTTACGCCGTGATTGTTGCCCTCATGGTGACCACCCTGACGGCGGCGGCCATGTGGCAGTCATACCGGCTGGGGCGTGCCGGTGAGGCACGTGACGCCGCAGAGCAGCAGCTGGGCGAATACAGCCGGGCGCTGCGTGAGTCCTCCGCCGTTATCAGCGATGCCTCCGCCGTACTGCATGAGGTGATGACGCAGCGACAGAAAAGGGCACAGGAAGGAGAAGTCAGACGTGAACAGCTTCGCGAAATTGCTGCGACGGATGAGTGCGCCGGCACTCTTCCTGACCACCGTTTTACTGACCGGCTGCGCGAACACACGGAACGCGCCACTGCCCGCGCCCTCCTTCCGGTTCATTCCGGCGGGACTGACGACGGGAACACGGCCCCCGCCCTTCCCTGAACACCCCACCTGGGGAAATATCGGGATATGGAGCGACAGCCTCCTGGATGCACTGGAAACCTGCAACGCAGACAAACGGGCCATTGAGGCGATGGAGCGCCGGAGACTCAACCGACAGAACGGAGAGGCGCATGCTGAAAAGTAAATCCCTGAGCACACACATGAGTACAGCGTGCCGGTGGTGCAGGGCCAACCCGGAAAAGTTCACCGTGTTCATTGAACGTGGCGGGATAGAGACCACCGGCGAGACGCCGACGTTCGTGTACAACTACCGGCTGGTGATGTTCGTGATGGACTACACGGGCGATCTGGACAACCTGACGCTTCCACTGATTGTCTGGCTGGCAGAGAACCAGCCGCAGTTGCTGCTTAATCCTGAGCGCAACAACGATATTCAGTTCACGGCGGCCATTAACGACGACGACAGCGCGGACGTGCTGTTTGAGCTGCCGTTACGTGAACGCGTGCGCGTCACCCGCAGGGATGACGGCACCCTCATGACAGAACATCTACCGGAGCCGAAATCACGCATCCCGCAGGACGGCGACTGGTCACACATTCTGGAGGATGTGACGTGGAACATTGTCACCGGATAACACGCGGAGAATGTTATGGGGAAACTGAGATACCGTAACCTCGTTCCCGCTGAAGGAATGAGTAACATGTTTGTCAATATCCGGCTGGCAACCAGCCCGCAGGCAGTGAAGCGCATTGCCGCGCATGTGGGTAAGGAGCTGCGGCGCGTGAACCAGAGCCGGATGCGCGCCCAGAAAGCGCCGGACGGTTCGGTGTGGACACGCCGTAAACGCCGTATATCACGCCTTCAGGAGCGCATCAGCTTTATCTGGCAAAACCAGAACCGCACCCTGAAAAACTGGCATCACGGTTCAGGAAAATACGGCCAGACCATCACCGGCTGGGATGAAGACCGGAGCGGCATACGTACCTTTTACCGGAGTGATATCCTCCGTTTCCTTGAAATCAGGACACGCCGCATCAACCGTGACACCACAAAAACGGTGCCGATGTTTGCGAAGCTGCGCACGGCCCGTTATCTGAA